CGGTGCTGAATTCAAGTTGTCTTTGACCATGCCCACTGTGTTGGTGTTGCCTGACACTGTGTGCCTAAGTTGAAAATCATTGTAGCCTGTGCCTAGGCTGGCCAAAGTGTTGCTAATGGTTGCCGAGAATACCTTGTAAAATCCTGTGGGCACCGCGGCATTGGCCACATGTAAATCTCGATCAGCCGATACTATCAACGCACCTGTGGTACCTACGGTGTTACCAGTGGTACTAAAGGTTACATTGCCGGCGGCTGTGTTGTTGACGAAAGCAGTCAAGGTGCCTGTGGTTGCTGTGTTGGCGTTGACCACATTAGCAGCTGTGGCCACTGGCGTGGTAGTTGCAATACGAGTGACCGATACGCCGTTGGCCACTATGTTGCCGCCAGAGTTGTCCTGGGCTCCGGCCGCTAGTAATGGACTAGTTCCTTGACTGGCAGTGGATATAGTCACATTGGTAAACCCACTTAGGTTAGTAGGTGCTGTTGGATTGGCCAGGATTGTGATGTAACTGGTTTTGGTTTGTGTGTTGCTTTGTGAAAGCGTACCCGGAGTGCCATTGGCCTGTAAAGTCACAGTTTTAACACCGGTGGTGGGCGATCCTACAGCACTTTGATATGAGTGCGTGATGTTGCCAAAAGTTGACAAGCCAGTGTTACTAGTTGTGTCGCCCCAGGTCCAGTTAAACACATTACCGGTAAAGGCCACATTGGGTGACGTGTCGTTGCGGAAGTTGAACAGGCTGCGATCACGACTGTTATAGTCAGTATAAAGATATCCAACCTGTGCATTAGATGTGTATCCTGTGGCATCGGTCTGTGTGTTACTGGTTCCTACAAAGTTGGCTCTAACTTCAGGTTCAATACTGATAGTCACATTGCTTGACTTAAATGGGCTGGTACTGAAGCCGGTGTACAACCAAAGATTTGCGGTGTAGTTCACAGTGGTGGCTGCATTCTGCTGAACACTGCTAAGAGCAAAAACGTGTGAGGTATTGGCCGCTCCGGGATTACCAGCTAGGCCAGTTTGTATATTGATATTGCTATTGGCGGTGCCATCACCCCATTGGAAGTTGTATAATTGTTGAACTCCAAAACTTGCGGTGTTGCCTGGCGTTCCTGGTGTGTCGTTTCTGAATTGTACATTACCGCCAGATGTTGCTGCATAGTTAATGGTAGTTGCTATGTTGGCAGTGATGGCAGGACTTTGCTGTGTGTAAACTTTAACATTGGTGTTGGCCGATGTCACACTATAAGGCGGAGCATTGCCGGCAGTTTGATTTACACCTGTTAGATTGATCCCGTATATGGCATCGGTGTTGGCCGAGTTGATATAAGTGTGGCTGTCAGTGATCCAGGAGTTGCCAGGATTGACTGCACTGTTACCGTCACCATAGTTAATTGTGTATGAGGTCGCATAAAGACTGGTGTTGGTCAGTGTGACACTACTGCCGGTATCTAAACTTGTTGGGCTAGTAGTAAATGACGGAATTGGCAAGGGCGTAAACAGCGTGATATAATCTGTGCGAGTGGAGGAATCAACCGATCCTTTGGCTCCGTTTGCGGCATTGCCGGCCCAGGTGCCATTGGTATTCCAGGCAGTGAATGTAACTGAGAATTGTCCCCCAGATACATTGCTATAGGTTTTTGTAGGGTTTTGTGTAGAGGCTGTGGTGCTATCACCAAAGTCCCACAAGAAGTTAGTGGCTGTGCCTACATAGGTTCCTGTGAATGCCACGCTCAATGGGCTTGGACCTGAGGTCACATTGGCCACAAGATTGGCCTGGCCAACAAAGGTTCCTTTAGCAATGTTTAGTGCTACCTGGTTAAGGTCATCTACGCTGTCTGTGACAAAGGTAGCAGTTGTCCAGCCATCGTATGCTACAGTGTTCCCAGCAAGATTGCCGTCAGTTGGTGTGCCTAGAGGTATTACATTACCAATTACATTGCCACTAACACTGCCTACTGCGCTATCAACATAAAGTTTCGTGGCAGCATCTGCATTGGCTGTGGGTGTGGCTAGGTTGCTTATTTTAACATTGCCCACCGTGATATTACCTACGCTAGGTAATAAAATATTACCAGAGATGATGTTGCCGCCGGTGACATTGCCCGTGGCACTTACAAGTCCTCCAGTTAGAACATTACCACCGGTAACGTTGGCCGTGGCTGATATTAGTCCGCCGGTTAAAATATTACCTGCTGTAGCATTACCTGTGGCACTGACTATTCCGCCAGTTTTGATGTTGCCGCTTAATGTATTGCCGGTGACTTCTAGTGATACCGTTGGTGTGCTTGTGTTTATGCCTACACGATTATTGCTAACATCCAAATATAGTAAATCGGTATCAACTGCTAGATCAACGCCATCTCTTTCAAGATTGCTTTTGAGCATTTGACCCGCAACGCGACTAATAGCCATAGATTATCCTGTGATCAGATATTTATCAGGTTGTATGGATGACGTTGATAGGTATTCCGTTGGGTGGTGCACTGGTAAAAGTGATGTCGTACCCACCATCGACAGTGTAACTTGTGGTGGCTACCTGGTAAATTGAGCCTACAAATACTATAATTTGTTCGGCATTACTTTCAGCAATACTCATGGTAAACACCGTAGTAACACCGATTCCGGTAAAATCATCCACTGTGTAGGCTACAGAACCCCCACTTAGACTTACATAAGCAGTGCCGTTAAAATACTCCACAAATCCCGAATCTGTGTTGTAGCGTATAAGGCCAAACACCGGTGAATCAGGACGAGTGGCCGACGACCCGGTGGGCAGGACCACTCCAGTGCTACCCGATTGCAGTCGGCGATTTTTTACAAAATATCCCATTAAATTGTGGTATATGTTGTGACAGTTGTAATGGCTGAGTTGGCGTTGCAATTAACCTGAACGCTGTCACCATTGCCCAATAATAGTTTTTCGGCAGCTTGATACAGTTGATATGTGTCGCCTGCTGTTACTAATAAATTTGCTATGATAACATTGGTATTACCGGCTGTACCACTATTGGGTACCACAAATACGTTGGCTGTTACATTGCCGCCTGAATAATTACACAAACTTAAAAAGGTAATGGCACTGTTGCCTGAACTGGCATAGGCTACATTTCCTGCGGTTGTTATGTTGGCTACTGCGAGAGTCATGTTTATTCCTTAAAATATAATTCCAAATACAATGGCCTTGCTCTTGCTGACCAATTCGTCGTCAACACTGGCACTGACCACATAAAGTCCTGTTCCACCTGACCCTACGGCCTTGTTGTACACAACCACCGAATTACTCACCGGAGCTGGAGTTGTTCCTATATTACCAAATGCTTCGTGCCCTTGTATGGTCAATTTGTTGGTGGCTTTATCAAATGCTAAATTAGCCGTACCGCCAAATGAACCACCGTCGTTGAACTGAACGTTGGTATTGGAGCCGGCTACTGTGGCATTGCCAGTGGCAATATTGGCATAGGCAGTAATTGGTGCACCATTGCTATAAACACTGCTGCTTAGTTGCCAGGCATTGGCTGTGGTGTTAAATCTAATGCCGGCAAAGCTCGTAAGATTGGCCTGGGCCAGCAAGCCCATGCTGGTAACAGTACCGGTATTATTGGCTGCAACCGTGATAAAATCGTCCACAGTTGTCAAGTTGCCTGTATATGTCAAGTTACCATTGAACACTGTATTGGCATAATTAACCGTGAAAATACCCAGACCATTGTTGCCTGTGATAGTATAATCCCCGCTGGTATTCTTGTACGTGGTCATTTATAGATCCTTTGGATTATTTATGCGGTCTAAGAATATGGCCAAATCTAGGTGTTCCAAATTTTTGATGTTTTCCAGTTCGGCAATTCTGGCTGTGGTTGTGCCACATACTCTAAAAAAGTGCGTTTGCTGAGAATCTTCACAGATTTTGCGTATTTGCTTGGCCCAATTCCCGGTGAAGGTTGGAGCAGCTGTGGTGGGTTTATAAAATTCTGTGCCTGCGTAGATGTTGTTAAAACTGTTGTTTTCTGCAGGCCCCATGTCAAATCCCACCAGATAAATCCTATGATGTTGATCTTGCACTGCTATGCCCACAGCATTGGGTCCAGAACTGTAGCCGTGATAAGTTGTGGGTACTCGTCGTGCGCCTGAGTCCGGTAAAGGCCTGCGAGTATAAAAACAGTTTTTTTTGGCATACCCCGAATGTTGTATAGCTTCGGCAATGGGTCGATCGGTAGCCACCAGAACATCTGGGGTAAATTCTCTGTACAAGGCATTACACCCGTAGATCATGCCACAGTTTTTTACATGGGCTAGATTGATGTGTTGTCGGCTGCGTCCGTTACCCAGGACAAATGCTATGGTCATAAAAAATCCTCACAGTACTTATCTGTGAGGATTTTGGTCTGGAACAAATGCTACTATGACGTGTAGTTTTCTACAATTGCCAAGTCCAGGGTACCAGCAGCATTTTGGCTGCCTAATGCCCAGGTGTCAACCTCGGCACCGGATTTGGCTTCTGTGCCTTCGTCAGTGAAGAAGTTGGCATCCAAGACCACGTTGTTAACAACCTGTGTAGCCGACCAAACATCACCAGTACTGGCCACACCACCTACTTCGCCACCGGCAAAATTCTGGATGAATCTGTTGGTGATTTTACTGATGGCCACTTCTGTGGAATCGCCAAAGAAGTAACTGATACTCATGTTGCCGGCCGAAGGTGTTAGATCGCTGGTTAATACACATTGACCAACTTCTTGTGCTGTTCCTGTAGTACCTGCACCCGAGGCTGCTGTAGGTGTGAATATGGTACCAATGGCTGCTGTGGCCGAAGATGCTAGACCCATGGCGACCCAGTTGGTATCGCCCACTACTGTGATACGCAAGGCCACACCGGCCACTGCGTTGACAGGATCGATGGAAGCTGTGGTAGCTACCAAAAACTTGTGTGCTCCTTTTTGGCGTAAAATTACACCAGCAGCTTGACCGCTATAACTGTCGGTAATGTTTACTTCGCATTTGACCACAGGATAGACAGCACTGACTCCGCCGCCACGCACACCACCGACTACACCTAGCCAGGCTGGATTTGTGCCTACTGGGGGTGTTGGCGCTGTCAATTGACTGAATGGTGGATATGCTTGATCTATTGGAGTAGATGTTGATGCATTGTATTTTTGAATCTTAAGAGGACGTCCCATTTTGTTTTCTCCTTAAAGAAGTCCGATGCGAGTTCTAGTCGCTACGCGGTAGGGCTTAATCTTCCGCATAAAACGCCGTATTGCGTTGACAAGTATTTAGCACCATCGAAATAAATCCTGCTGTACGAACCCATGTAAATAGAATCATATGACCACCGAACAATTGATTGATCAAGGCAACTTGTGCCGCGAAGAGAACCGCCCGGCCCAGGCCCTGGCCTACTATGCCCAGGCATTTACCCAGGATCCTGACAGCTTTAGTGCGCACAACAACTATGGCAATGTGTTACGTGAACTGGGTCGCCCAGATCGTGCTATTCCTTACATAGAAACAGCCTTAAAAATTATTCCAGACCAACCCACTGCCAACTTTAATCTGGCCGTGGCCTACTTGCTGTCCGGTGACTATGCCCGTGGATGGCCACAGTACGAATGGCGCTGGCGCTTTGAACATCTTGACGGGCAGTTGCCTAAACACACCCAACCTCGCTGGAGCGGGGAGGATCTTCGAGATCGGACTATCTTGGTAGTAGGTGAGCAGGGGCACGGAGACAACATTCAATTTTTTAGATTTTTAAGCGATTTAGATACCCGCGGCGCACGGATAATCCTACAAGTGACTGCCACCGTGGTTCCGTTGTTTCAAAATCCTCGTATACAAGTGATCAGTTTTGACGACCCTGTGCCGGAGTTTGACTACTGGTCGCCCATCATGAGCCTGCCGGGGATCCTAAATGTTACCCTCGAAACCTTGCCAAATATCCTGCATTACCTGGTGGCCAATCCGGTATTGTGCCGAGCCTGGCAAGAACGCCTGGGCCCGAAGAAGCGACTGCGTGTGGGCTTCTGCTGGTCGGGTCGTAGAGATACCTGGATCAATCGTCACAAAGGCATGCCGTTTGACATCATGCTAGATCTCGTCCGGAAGAATCCTGACTATGAGTGGATTAACCTGCAGGCTGACTGCACCGAAGAAGAAAGTTCTGCCCTGATTGAGGCCGGTGTGACTTGCTTTCCCGGACTAATTCACAACTTTGCCGATACTGCAGCCTTGGTACATCACCTAGATGTGG